CCGAGGGTCTGGAGATCCTAACACAACTGTCGGTAATTCTTTAATCAATTATGCTTTTTGGATGTATATTTTTGATATGCTTTCAAATAAGCACGCCATGAACCAAGCTACTGCTTATGTTTGTGGTGACGATGTTCACTTATGTGGTTCTAAACATGATTTAGAGCAGATTCGTGACTTCGTTATTGAAGAAAGAATACTTGAAAAACTAGGAACAGTCATCAAATTTACTCCAATAACAAGCGTCTTATCGCAATCAGAATATCTTTCAGGTATTTTTATGCGAGCAGAAGTTGATCGACCATCTGGTCATGGAACATGTCAACGTATTGTTCATGTTGCTAAACCTGGTCGTGTTTTGAGTAAAATTATGCTTACAGCTAAACTGTGGCGTAATGATGATGAGTTCAAAGTTCTTCGCAATAGCAAATTAGATGCTCTTGTGACAGAATGTTGGGAATTCCCCCTTTTGTGCGAGAAGATTACAAATTTTCTTCAAACTCAGAATCCTAATCTTATTAAACGTGATCTCTACAAAATTGGCTATAGTAAACGACCTCGTATTTGTGAAAATACTGAAGTTGATTTTATAGCACGTTATGGAGTATCACTTTATGATGTGGATCTGTACCTATCGAAAAACTTCAAGTTTAATTCAGTTTCTCAGTTAGATAATTCATTAATGCGTGCACTTGCCTTAGCCGATACCGGTTTAGACATTATTGACACAAATTATATGTATGATCAAATTGATGCAAATTCAGTTAAAATGGATAACTTTGCTGATATGGACAACTTCATTAAAAATGATATAAGTGGCCACCTTATAAAATTATAATGGAAATCATTCCAGCAATCAATTCATTAACTACTCCGCAAAAATTAATTTTAGCGAAGTATGTATACGACGAAGCAAAATCAGTAGGTTCGGGGGTGTATAATGCACTTTCTAATCGCACAAGCGCGAAGCGACGTAAACGCCAGCGCAAAAGACAACGGCTAAGGAACCAACAACAATCTATTCTACATGATGGTTCTGATAGTGGTTCTAATATCACTCGTGCTATTTCTTACGCACCTAATAATTCATCAACAATTATGGCATCTAATGCCATAAGTACGCCATTTAAGCAGAGATATTCTCAGGAGTTACGCTCATATCGAGTGCAACATTCTGAATTTATTACTGATGTAAATGGGTCCGTATCATTTGCAGTCACACCATTTCGTATCA